TTAACGATATCTAAACCAGTTTTTGGGTCAACATCTTTTTCTGCTTCTCGAACTTTTTTAATTTTACGAGGGTCAATATATCGAACCTCTTTCATCCCCTTGCGAGGTTGAGTCGGGTCAATAATTTTATGATAGTATATTCTACCATCTACATACCACCGTCTAAAAATGTCGTGTCCTTTATGATTGAAGTTCAACAATCTTAGAACTTCATTAAACTCTTCACGAATTTTAGATTTAATTTTAGGTGATACATCCAATCTATCTAATGATACAGAAACCGATTGGTCTCTCTCATCAGAAACGATTGCTTCATTTACAATGTCTTCAATTGCACTATCACATTCTGCTTGTTGTGCAATGTCACGATATCTACGAATTAAGTCAAGTTCGTTACGGTCACGGCCATCCATATCCAGAACAGAGGCATAATGTCCTCCACCAGATACGACATCAAGTGTTCCGTCATCGGTAGAGGGAGCAGTAAACGAGTTACCACTCCCTTCACCTTTAGTCGCCCTTGTAATTCTGAAACCAAAAAGTTCCGCCATACTATAAGTCTCCTAAGTTTTACCCTACTATTTAGTAGGTTTGTAAAACTAGATTATACCGCAGAAGCTGTGAATGAAGTATATCTCCATGTCACATCAAAGGTTTCGATTTCGTTGGCAGTGTCGTAAGACAATTCAATTGCAGTAATAGCAGTTGGCCAACAGTTTCTCAAGACGTATTGTTTCAAAATGTTGTTATCACGGTCTAGTTGTTCAACAGTAATCTCAGCAGTGTAATCACTTACATTAGTAAGACCAGTGTTTTCTTCCAAATCGTTAATACCAGACATCCATCTTTCCATTGCGTTACGAACCATAAAGTCCGTATCGTTAATGACTGTTGTTGTCCATGTTTCAAATTCCCTATCACCAGCAAGGTAAAGTGTTCTACCTCTAAATGGAATCGCTACCTCACCAATAGTCTGCCCTGGCAAAGACGTTGCTTTGCACAAGAAAGATGCACGATTAATATCCAAACCAGTAGTAATTGCTGGTGGAGTTGTCATAATCACACGGTATTGGTTAGCACGAGCACCACCGCCGATAAGGTTACTCTTAAATTCATCAATGCTTGACATATCTTATTCTCCTTATCCGCCTACCTCACTGAAAGAAACACCAGTTCTAACAGCGATAAAGTTAAGTGTAATGAAGTTGATTGAACGAGCAGGTTTGATGTAGATATCTGCAACAAACTCGTTACGGTCAATTACTTCTCCAGTATTGTTAGTTTCGTCAGCAACCACTGAGAAATCAGTGATACCTCTACGGCCTTGAACATCTCTTAGGAAAGGTTCTACCAAGTTTCTGAATTGAGCACGAGTAAAGTCATCGTTGAATTCAAACAATTGGAATTTAGCCGCAGTTGCAATCGCCTTCTCAAGAACAATAAACAATCTACGAACATTGATTCTATCAAATGCAGACGGTCTAGAAAGAGCAGTCTTATCACCGAATAGAACAGTGCCTTGGCCTGGGAATGTAACAACAGGGTTGATACGAGCAGGATATAGAATGTCACGTTGTCCTTTTGTTGGGTTGAATGCAAGTTTAACTGCACCACGAATCTGACCTCTGTTGTAACCAGCAGGTGAGAACCAAGGGTCAGCAACATTATCAGTGTTTGCAGCAAGACCAGCAATGTCACCATTTAGTGGGACATAACGATACACATCATTGTATTTGTCATACATGTATTTGTATCCAGAGTCGAATACTGCATAAGACGAACTTGCAAGGTTATCAAAGAAACCTTTTACATTGTTTGTCTGAGCTGCACCAGTTGACACACCAACAACATCTGCTCTACGAGGAGAGATGAAACCAACACAGTCTTTACGGAATTCGCAAAGGTCAACAATGTTAGTTGCATGAGTAATACCATCAGTTGAATCTGGTGCTTTACCAGCCAAGATTAGGTTTACATCAACAGTCTCAGTGTCTTGGAATGTTTCGTATGCAAGGTCAAGTTCACCAACAGTTGGTGCAAGGTCATCAGCACCAGTAGACAATGTGTCTACCATTGGAAGATGAGATGCATCAAACACAGTGTCAGAACCAGCAGAAGTTAGAGCAGTGCCCCAATCTGTTGCGTTTACACTTGGGAAATCCATCCACCAAACGTGGGTTGAATCTCTGTTGATTACAGTTGAGTAGAATGCAGTTCCACCAGAAGGTGTTTTTGCATTAGGGTGTTTTGATAAAAACGCATGTGTTTCAATCACTGCACCACCACGGTTACCAGCAACATCAATGTCAAAACCAGTGATTTCACCAGTTGTGTCAAATACTACAACATGAAGTTCATCTTCTGCGGTTGCAAGACCTTGACCCTTTGCCCAGTTTGAGGTGCCAGGGGCTGCGTCAAATAAGTCATAGAACCTCCAACGTCTACGAATTGCAGTTCCGTCTGCAATAGCAGATTTAAAACCACTTGCATTCGTATCGTCAAGTTGACGAATAGTTAGAACATTGGTTGAAATACCAGTTACTTCATATTGTTGTCCGTCTGCTTCTTGGAAGTGAACAATATCACCAACTTGGAATTCAGTTCCGTCATCAACAGTGATTGTAGAATCACCGGCATTGACAGCACCATCCGTTAGAGAGGTTACTGTTTCTTCAAATGCTTCAGCAGAAGCACACATTGATACACCGATTGCGTTACCATAAGCGCCTGGGTATTTGGATGCCCATGCACCTACAGATGCTTGACCACCAGAGTAGTTATCATCGTAATCTGTATCGTTTAGGATTTTTAGACCTAGTTTGACATCTAGAACTGCTGAGTTAGCAGGTGCAGAGTCAAATGATAGAGTTGTTCCTGTTACACTGAACGCAGTGGTTACAGTTCCATCAACAGTTACAAGAAGCAAGTCTGCATCAGATACAGATTGCGACAATGTAAAGTCTGTTGTTGAACCATCACCAGTGTCGGTCAACAGGTCAGCCCCACCAGATGCAATTGCGTTGCGAGCACCAGTATTGGCACGAACAACACGAAGTGCGTTTCCGTATTGTAGGAAGTTGGCGGCAGTGAACCATGTCTCAAAGTTTGATGAGTTTGGTTTACCAAAGATTGACACGAGTTCTTGCTCAGAACCAATCGGGATGATTTCATTCATGGGGCCTTTTTGAAAGGCTCCAGCAATCGCACCGATAGATGTTGCTACAGCAGGAACTACATTGGTCAAATCAATCTCTTTGACGAGAACGCCAGGGGATACTTGAAATGCCATCTTTTGTTTCTCCTTTATGGGTTAATAAACTAAGGTTATCCTCAAATTTACACATATATTTATAAAAAGGAACATCTTGAGTTCATTTTTATAGGTTGGGCTGCATATAAATAAATATATGTCGGAGCATTATCAGAAATACAAAGATACCATAAAGAAGGTTTCTCAAAGAAACTACAGAAAACGCAAGATATGGGTTAATGAATATCTTGCTGAAAAAATCTGTTGTCACTGTGGTGAGTCTGAAACAGCCTGTCTCCAATTTTATCCCCACGAGAGGGAAATTCGTAAACGCACAAAAAGAAAGGGATTAAACGAGGAATCCCGAAAAGAAGTTATAAAATACATTAATAACTCCAAGATTGTTTGTGCAAATTGTTATCTAAAACTAGATAACGATATTATTGATATTATGTAGGGTTTTTGATATCTCTACCAATCTGCATCGTGTGAACGAACAACAGGGGCCCAACGTGTCCCATATTCATCAATAACAGTTTCTCCATATGGGTCTTCTAATCCATTATCAACAAATCCAAAAGGTGCCATATCCTGTTCTAATTGATGTTGTTGTTCCTTAAATAATCTAGCACGAATATCGTCATCTGTCAATTCTTTAAAATATGTTTGTTGAATCATCCATCCAAACAAAACACAACACATTGCAAGGTCATCTGTATGACCCTCTTCTGCCTCAAAAGACTGTCCCTTTTGTATAAATGTAGAGAATTCGTTAATTAAGTCGTAATCTTGAATTATAAGTTTATCGGTTTCAATAATTTGTTTAAGGTTAGAACACCCCAAAGATTTTACTGCCTTAGTTGTTCTGACACCAAGTTGTGCCTTACCACCAGAGAACCCACCACCTAATACCTGTCCAGCTCGTCCTCTCATAGACGCCATAATTAAGTTTTCGTATTCTAAGTCGAACTGTAATGCAGATGCAACCTGTTCACCAATATCATTTACCTCTACCATAACATGACACATGTTATATGCATTTGCAACCTCATGTATAACATTTGGAAATAATAGTGGTTTAATATCATTATTTCTGTATTTTGCAACAATTCTATAAGGAACTGTAGATACATCAAATACTAAAAATGCAGAATAATCGTTTTGTGTTCCTCTTGCAACGTCACACACCATTGCATATTGAACCCCCTGTTTAGGGTTTTCATATACATCCAATCCAGCATTTGACTTGATAGGATTTTGAAATGCCATCTGTTTAATCTTAGATGGATGAATTAATGTATTTGCAGAACCTAAGAATTCACATTCAAACTCTCTTTGAAACTGTTCTAATGATGTGTTGGAGATAGTCTCTTCTCTCCACTTATCATCTCTGCCTGGCACTTGACTCCAGTGAACATCTATGATATTATATGAGTTTCGTTTGTTCTCTGCATCTGTCCACAACTTGTAGAACATATTCATACCGTTTGGAGTTGATACGATAACAACTTTGGTAGACTTACCAGATGAGATTGTAGGATATACAGAACTAAAAAAGTCTTCTGCTACGTTCTGTGGGACGAATGCAAATTCGTCTAGGAATAGCATATTATAAGAACCACCACGAACAGCAGATGATGATGTAGATGATGCTACAACACGAGAGCCATTCTCTAAGTCCACTGAACCCTTATTCCAAGACACAACTCCTTGTTGTAACCATTTGGGTAGGTTCTCGTATGCAAGTTGCAAACGTCCAAGAATATCTCGTGCAGTTGCAGCCTTGTTCGCAAGAATTGCCACATTCATGTTCGCATTGAAAAGAACATAATGTAAAACATAGGATACAAGTGTTGTTGATTTACCAGACTGTCGAGGAAGTTTACATATAGTAAAACGATTATCGTGAATAGTGTCTACAATATCTTCTTGAAAATCATACATCTTAAAGGGAACAAGTCCCTCATCTAAAGATACAATTTTAATATAATTCTTAATGAAGTATATGGGGTCTTCCATACACTTCTGATATTCTAGTATTTGTTCCTTATTCCACTCAATAGGCGAATTCGCCTTTTTAAGCAAAGGATTACCAAGATAATGTTGAATGTCTGTCATAATATAATTCCTAGAATAGTGCCCTCTAGGGACATTATGAATTAGGTATCGTCTGTTCCTTCATGCAAGAAGAAATACATTTTAATTGTGTCACCAACATATGCTCCAGCAACACCATAACTGGATTCATATCCAGTTTTATTAATAAAGTCACGTTCGGTCTCATTACCAGTTCCAGCAGAACCATAATGGATACCACCACTATCAATATGACCCGCTGCAATAGCCTGTGCGTCAGTTAAGGTGTTATTGTAGTAACGATAACCACCACTAGTCATATAGTCAGTGTTGGCATAGGTTTGAGGGTCACCGTTTGCATCAGTATAGTTTCCCCCATGCCAAGGATAGTGTTCACCACTAGATAGACGTTTAAAGTGCAAACCATAACTAGTTTGACTTGAATAAGGGTTGGAATATCCTCTATATGGAATTGCCCTATTCAAACCATTAAAGTTTGTTACTGTATAATTTTTATCCCAAACATCCCAATAACAAGCTTGTCCTAGAGCCTGTAATTGTGTAGGAGGACTTGCGTGATTGCTAAAATCGTTGTCAATATTACCACCACCATCTGGGGACTCAGTTGAAGTTTTAAATGTAGAATGTGACTGATTGAAGTGACATCTAGTAATTAAGTCTAAAGTTCCGTTAATTACAGTTGCCCAGTAAATACTTCCAGTATAACCAGATGCACGAATACCATGCAATCCTTCCAATACTTTATAATAGTTTGTTTCTGATATCAAATAATCACTTTCGTTAGCCGCACCGACATTACTATTCAAATTATTATATGTTACAACATTTAACCCACGAAGGTTTTTAAAGTGTGCTGAGGTGCCAGACGGAACTGTTCCAAGGGAAGCCAAAGATTCAACACCATATACTTGGAATGCACTTCCGCTTCCAGCACCAGTTGGGTCTAGATAGTATTGTGTTGGCGTTGCACTCGTAGCAGCACCATCAGTGTCTTTGTAAATTTCTCTTACAGAACGAGCAGCATTATTTGCAGATGAACCATCATTCCATTTTTTAAGAATTGAAAACGCCCGTGGGACTGTGTTACCAGTTCCATCATCGGCGGTAATTGTAAAGTTTTCTGTTACTCCACTAGAAGAATAGTTTGTAGAGGTTGCCGTTGGTGTTCCTGTAATTTCACCATTTGCACTATTCAAAGACAGTCCAACAGGTAATGCACCAGAAGTTAATGAGTAAGATACAGATTCACCCTCTGGGTCTGTTGCAGCAACAGTTATTGTTGAAATTGCATCATCAACAAATGCTGTTCCTAAAGAACCGGCCGAAGTTGACCAAGCTGGAACTGCATCAATATTAAGTGCTTGTTCAAGTGTTGCAGTCAGACCAGAACCATTTGTGATTTTTACATCTAGAGGTTCTGCCGTAGTATTGTCTAAAACATCACTACCAGAAAAAGTTATAGTTAATTGTGTTGAATTATTTCTTGTTGAAGTGGTTGGAGTTACTGTAGCACCGTTTGCATCTACTAACACTCCAGTTGCGGTTGTGTCAAAATTAGTTCCTGTAATTACAAGAGTCTGTGGGTCATCATCACCCTCTAAATTATTGACATTAATTGATGTTACCACTGGAGGGGGAGAAATTCCCTGCCATCCAGAATCCGCAGTATATTGTTCCAATTGGTCTAATGTTGTATTAAACCTTAGATAACCACTTTCTGGAGAACTTGGTCTTTCAGCGGTTGTCCCATGTGGTATTCTAATATGTGTTCCGTCAAAATCTAGACTGTGAGCTAGTTTTGCACTTGAAATACCATCATCACCAATGGCAGTCAACTTAAATCGAGTTAATGGCATTTTATTCTTTTCCCTTTAACATTTTTTGTAATTCAGCAGTAGAACCAACAAACAATGCATTCGTTACATTCTTTGGTGCAGTGTTAGGAACCTCTTTGAGTTTCTTCATCTTACCTTGTAAGTCTCCAAGTTTCTCTGTGACTTCTGCCACCTGTTTAATTAAATTCCCAGCAACTTCATAACTGCGAGGATGTTCTGATTCTCTTGCAAGGTCTAGAATACCATCAATTGCATCCTGTCCTCTTTCAATCAGATTGTAAAAATTTTCTCTCTGATATTTATAATCGTTGTCAATGTCAACCTCATTATGTTCTGTTTTGGGAACAAGAACAGGTTTAGGTGGAGAGACAACTTTCATTGCGTCTTCCACTGGTTCTGTAATTCCTAGAACATTATCTAATATGTCACTTTGGTTTGACACTACTTTAACCCATATACTCTATAAGTTACAGAAGTGATATTTTCATCTGCCCCTAAAATAAATTTTGGCCAGTCATTAGTGCCATCAGTAGTTAATGCGCCACCAATCCAAGTCTGGGATAGGCCTGAAGATGCTCTCCCCACCATATGCCATTGAATTCTGCTTTTTGTAGTGCTAGGAAAAAGAGTAAATTTTCCACTAAAATGATACACACTACTAACAGCTGATTCAAGTTCGTCAGTAACATAACATTGACTTTTGTTACTAAATGCACCATTATATCCAGAAGTATTACCTTCACCAATAGCATAAACACCACCATACCAACCAGCTGGTTCACCGTTGTTAGAATTAGCGTAGTTCACAAATATAGTTGCATCAGATGCTGTTACAATATCATCCAAGTATACTTCAAAGTGACGATAATTTGTGCAATCCAAATCCCATCTAACTCGTGAGGCCGAACCACTGAATGTTCCAGTGTGCAACAATGTTACTGGTGCATCAACATCATCTGGAAGAGTTACTGTATTAGAACTCAAGTCCATTGTTGTTGGTAGTTTTGCAACCGTTACATTGTTATCAGCAATCTTTGCTGTAGTAATTTGGTCATCACTAATCTTTGCTGTAGTTACGGCCCCAGATGCAATTTTATCTGAAGAGACAGCACCATCCGTAATTTCAGCAGCAGTAACAGAGTTATTCGCTAAGTCTTCTGCGACAATAATATCTGTTCCGATACTTCTAGATACGATTTTTCTAATTGCCATTTTTCGTTATTCCTTGAATACTTTTCTTTTATTTAGGTATCTTCCCCACTTGGTGGGTCAAATTTCTTTGCATCTTCATAGAAACTACTAGTCTCATTAAACCCGAAGTCTCCATCTTCTGCATCCCAATCTGATGGGGAAACATCTGCTGGTTTCGGTTGAACACTATACCTTTGTTCTCTTGAAGGAATATTTGTTGGCATATCTGTAAACTGGTCAACTTGAACACTACGAATAATATTCTGTGAAGTAACAGGGCCATACATATAATACTTTGCAGTAAATGTTAAAGTATAGATAATCGCTCTACGACTTGCAAAGTCTCCTTCATAATTGTCTTCATATGCTATGCTGTTTAACACAACAGGGACATCTCTAATAATATCTAACTCTGGAACTTCTCTTAGAGTCACTGTATATTCTGGTTGAAAATAAGGAAGAATTTGTTCTACAATTTGTAGTGCATCATCTGAGTTCTTTGCCATAACAAACAATTCAAAGTTTACATTATATGGAACAGGCATAAAACCAGATTTTAGTTGTTCTGCATTTGCTCCGTTAATTGCCTTCTTTACTTTAATTGATTTATTAAGTTTACGACTTGCATCGTATTCCAAACCAGAAATTTCAAAACCAATTCTAGGAAGAGTCACTGCAACCTTTTTGTTAAGGTTAGGGTCTTCTGTAAGTCTAGACAACCATTTTTGTTTGGGGCCATATGCTAACGGCACCTTCATTGTCTGAGTTACATTACCAGAACTGTCTTTCTTTGCGAGTTGGATTTGGTTAAAAATTGTTCCAAATCCCACTACTATATTTCTTGTCGATTCGTTATAAAAATAATTTCCAATCATAATTTACCTTCCAGCATCACCAAATGGGTTAGATTCGGTAAAGTCTAATATATTGTCATCTGCCAATTCAAAGTCATCGTTTTGCGATATTTCATCAATAGTCGCAACATTATAACTTTCTAGTATTATATAGGACGCATCAGCACCCTCTACTGTATTCTCTAGTGCAATAGAACCACCATGTGTCTCGTCTTCTGATACTAGTTGATTACCAACAATAGTTCCATTTCCTAACCAAGTTTCTAATGCAAATTGACCAGAACCATCTTCTAAAGAGATACCCTCATTGAATGTTCCAGCCTGTTCAGTTGACATTTGGTGTATCAACTGGTCTAGTGAATTATCTTGTTCAATATTATCAAGAATATCAATACCAGTATCAATACTCTCTGAGCCATATTCAAATGTTTTACATTTAAGTTTGTATGTAGGTAGATTATGAACTTGGTAAAAAGGGTCATCCTTATCTACAAAGGTGATTTCAAATAGTTTATTACCTTTAGGCCAAAAAACTAAATCTCCCTCATTTGGTCTACTAGATTCTACAATATTATTATCTACAGAAACGAACTGTTCCCATCTTCTTCTTGCAACAGTAAATGTTGCGTCATCTTGTATATCTAAACCAAACTTAGTCATGAGTTCTTTTTCACCCTCATAACCATCAACATTATCTACATACATCTCAATAAGATATGCATCTTCAAAAGAAGAACCAATATCTTCATTAAATATATCATCAGTGCCTGCTAGTTTACGAGGAATATAGTATACATCTTGCCCATAGATACGCAATTGCTCTATGATTAAATCTTCATAAAGATTAGATTCCGCTCTTGTGCCTGTATCAAAGTAAACATTAGTTGGCATATCTTACCCTATCATATGCATTGGTGGTAATTCATATGCAAGTTGAATTTGTTCTTCTAACTTATTAATTTCTTCTAATGCCTGAGTATATATTTGTTCACCGTTTAGTGCAACTCCACCTAACATTTGCACCCCTTGGAACTTACTCAAGTTTGCACCCCATTGTTTTTTAATTAATTGAGTTGCATATTTTTTCAAGAAGATATCATCCCAAACATCAACATATGTTGCTGGGTCTAATTTACGATAACATTCAATGATGATATAATCACCATCTGTGTAATCGGTTTGAAAATCTGCATCCAAGTAAAGTCTGTTTTGATGTTGGTTGTGTCTAATAGGAGTTTCCCCAATCAATATATGGTCAAGAAAATCTAAGTGTTGCATTGTCATTTCATAATGCATAACTGAAGTAGAACTAAAATCATATAGGTCATTCAGTCTTAATTGATAACGAACATCAAACATATTCAGTGATTGTTTGTCTGTTAGAGGAAATACTTGAACAACTGACATAACTGCCGAGGGAACAGGAATATAATTTGTCTGTTCATACCAAGTTGCAGTTGTTGAACCGTCAACATCTGTTGCTGCCGTTCCACTATTATTACCACGGGCACGAGTAATGTCTGCGGTTGTAAGTTGATACTTCATAAAAACTTTTTCAATACCATCATAATGATATTGTGAAAAATACTGAAGTGCTTCGTCTATTCTATCTTCTACTTGGTCTGGGTCAACATTGATTTCAATCACAGGTTTACCCAATGCTCTGAGACAGTATTCCTTGAATGTTGCTCTTGTGCTTGGTGTTGCCATGTCTTATTATCCTAATGCAATTGCAAAGGTGATACCATTGTTCACCGCTTTTGTAGTTACTTCAGAGGAAGAATCTACATCTATGTTTGTTCTTGCTGTCGCAGCATTATTAACGTCTGATAAATTGTTTGCAACAGAAAGTGCTTCTGAAGTAGAATAAACATCCAAGGATGTTCGTGCAGTTGCACCAGATTCTAAAACAAAGTTTGTTCCATCACCAACAATAAAGTTACTATCTGTTGGGGTCAGTCCAGCAATATCAGCAAGTTGGGCATCATATGCTTGAATATCAGTTCCAATTACAAGTCCTAAATTTGTTCTTGCGGCTGCCGCCGTTACTGCACCTGTCCCACCGTCTGCGACTGCAATAAAGTCTGACGCAACAAACTCTGCGAGTCCAGTTGGGTCTGACGAAGTGTATGTTGCTTTAATTGGTGACTTAGCTGCCATTTATCAATCTCTTATGTCATTATCATAGTTGTAAAACTAGTGCCACTTGAATCTTCAAAAGGCATATACAAACTATTTACCGCATCAGTTAGAGTTCCAGCCTCTACACTTAATGCTATTCCTGTTGACGTTCCACCAGAAGTAACAAATGGAATACTAGTAGGTGTTCCGATTGTAACCGTGTCTGTTGAAGCATTTGTCGTAATACTATTTAGTCCTGTTCCAACAAGTGTTAGTGTGTCTGTTGAACTGTCAGATTGAATAGTAGTCTGTCCACTTACTGCAATGTTTGTAAACGCAGAACCAGCTGCACCCCCACCAGTTGCGGTATCAGCAATGGTAACAATACCACCACTTGTTCGCATATAGATTTTTTGGTCGGTAGTGTTTACTGCAACTTCACCGACTTCTAAATCCGAGGTAGTAGGAGTTGAACCGGCCGTTGAAGACCGTTTCAGTTTAATCACAGATGACATTAGTAAGTTCCGCCGTCAATACCTGTTACCGTAACCACACCAGAACTTACTAAGAAGTTATCAGTGTGGAATGACGCAACACCCTTATTTGATGCAGTAGCAAGTTCTGCGTCAATCTGGAAAGTGTTGTTTGCATCATCATATGTAAAGTCAATACCTTCACCAGCAACGAACAATGCGTTGATTCTGTCATCAACTCTTTCATCAGTATAGTATTGGTTTGTTCCTTCATTAAACGAATCAGTGTCTAATGTTAGACTTCCACCCAATGCAAGTGCGTTACCATTAATTGTAACACCACTGTTTACTAGTTTTGCATTTGCGATTGACCCTGCCAACATTCCATTAGTAATACCAAGTGCCTTAACTTGTAGTGAATCACTTGAGATTTCAATTGAACTGTCATCAACATTAACGTCAAGTGTGTTACCAGTTTTTGCTAGACCATCACCAGCAGAAATTTGTCCAGCACCAGAGAATTGGTCAAATGTAATATCATCAGTTCCGAGGGTTGGAGTTCCGTTGTGAGTTGCAACATAACCGTTATCTGCATTATTAGTTCCCTCTTCAACGAAGGTAAATGCACCACCAGTAATTTCAGATGCTTCATTTGCATCTGGTGTTCTAGTAAGAACAAATGCAGCCGAACCAGAACCAACTGTAGTTACTTTATAAAAACCGTTTTCAGTTGCATCTGTCTGGTCTTTTACAAGAACTCTATCGTTAAGAACAAGGGTAACTCCATCAATTGAGATTGCACCGTTTGAGGATGCAGTCAATGTTCCACTAGAGTTGTTGTAAGATGAAGCAAGGTTTGCTGTTGAAGCAACTCTTACTGATGCTTTAACATCAAGTCCGTTTGCAACTTGGTCAACATATGCCTTGTTTACAAGAGACTGTGATTGAAAACCAGCACGACCCTCATAACCAGAAGGGACAATAACTGTTCCAGTTCCGTTTGGTGAAAGTTCCATATCACCATTTGAGTCTGTTGTCGAGATTGAGTTACCATTAACTTTTACATTATCAACATCTAAACTTGTTATTGGAGTAGTTGCACCAATAGAACCACCGTCAATTGTTGCACCATTAACCGTTGGAGATGTAAGTGTCTTATTCGTTAATGTATCACTAGTAGTTCTACCAACAAGAGTATCTGTTGTTGCTGGCAAAGTTACTGTTACGTTTCCAGAAAAGTCTCCATGTGCTGGAGCCTGCAATGCGGCATAGTGTGCGTTACTAGATTCACAATAGAATCTAATATTCGATTGAGTTCCATCATTTTTCAAATCAATCTGACCAGAAGATAATGTAATTCTATCATTACCACCAATCTTAATATCAATTTGGTCATCTGTATCAGATGTAATAGATGTATCACCATCTGCATCAAGTTTCAATTCAGTTCCGTTAAGGTCTAGACCATTAACTTCTGAGTTTGCATCCAATCCGATTGTTACTGTATCACCACTTATAGAAGTAGAAATACCTTGTCCACCAGCAAAGGTTAAAGTATCATTTGCAAGTGCAACACCATCACCAGTTCCACTGTCGGCATCAACTGCCAAAGTGGTTGTAATGGATGCAGTTCCAGCCGCAGTTAATCGACCTTGTGCATCTACTGTAAATGTTGGGATTGCAGTTGATGAACCGTAAGCACCAGCAGTTACAGCAGTATCATCAAGTGCGATAGAAAGACCATCACCAGCATCATCATATGTTGCTGTCAGTGCAGTTCCACCAGAAACCAAACCACCTACGATATCTTCAACACGTTCATCATTTAGAGTAACCGCACCACTGGTTACTGTAAAATCAGTTGCGTCAAAGGATGCAATACCTTTATTTGAGTCGGTTGCATCTTCACCGGCAATAGTTGTTGTTCCTGCCGTATCATCGTATGTTACATCAATACCTTCACCAGCAGTAATAGAACCACCAGTTAGGTCTTCAACAAATTCTTGAAGTGATGTTGTAGCATCAGTATAAATGTTAGAAATAATTGATTTACCAGAGCCATTTGGCGTAACAGTAATATCACCGTTTGTGTCTGTTGAGGTGATTGCATTACCATTAAAATCTAAGTTATCAACTTTAAGATTATCTAGTTTTTTATTTGAGTCTGCTACGAGAGCAGCAGATGCCGTAAGAACACCATTAGAATGCTCCAACATATCTGTGTAATACTTACCACCAACTTTTAGTGGAGTATTCGTATTCGATGAGGGGTCACCGATGTATAGTCTACCACCGTTACCGCCAGCATCTGTATCTGTTGTAGAGGTATCGTATAGATATGCGAGTTCCCCCTGCTCCAGTTGAGATGGTAGGTTGGCTGTTGTGGTGCGTTTAATTTGAATAATCGTTGCCATTGTTTTCTACCTATTTCCTTAGTTAAAAAGTTCCACCGTTCAGACGTATCTCGCCTGTATCGGTTTCTATTCTATTTGTTATTTCGAACTTCTCTGTAACAGCATCATATTGAATCATTGCACCATCTTGAACAGATGATGCGTCCACATCAGCGAGTTCTACTAATTTCCCACCTGCTGCTCCAGAATCACCCTTTGGGCCTGGAACAGTTACACGAGTTACTTGAGGTTGTTGTCCTTCTGAGACAGAACCAGTAACACCTTTTGTTCTATTTAATGTAGCACTAATTGCCATTCTTACACCCTTGATACACTTGGATTGACAGTCGCAATACCTTCTACAACTCTTGTTTTAACACCGTTTACACCAGTGATAACCAAGTCATAAACATAACGTCCAGATTCAAAAGTAGACGTTTGCGTGTCGGTTAGAGAAATTGTAATTTGACCTGTAGTTCTATCTGAGGCAAACTCAGTAGTAAAATCTATTGCAGTAGTAGATTCATAAGTTTTACGAATCTGTGCAAGTGCAGTATATGCTGTCAAATCAAGTGCAGAACCATCACTATCACTGATTGTTACAGTGGTAGAAAATGATGCACCTTGGTCAATAAATATGTTCGAAATTGTTGCCATAGAATACAGTTCTCCTTCCATCTATTTATAAGGATTGTGTATCCGAGGCTAGAAATAAAAAGTCCCCAGAGGGGGACTTTTAGATAAGAATTATGTTACTTTTACAATACCCAATGAACGATAACTAACATTGCCTGGGGCACTACCCCAATCTTCCAATTGGATTTGAATATAATCGCTTCCAGACATCTCGACCAGAATACTCCAAGTTGATTGCCATTCATAACCAGAAATTGAAGCAGAATTAAATAGTGGATACATTCTGTCATTTCCATATACTGAACCATTTTTCAGCAGACGAATTTGAAGTCCATCACCAGCATTGGCACCAGTTGCGGCACCAGAAATATTTGCATTAACTAAATAAACACCATCAGATGGAACTTGAAAGTTTCTGTTGGAATTGCTAACAGTAATACGTTTATTAAAAGCGGTTGTATCAAAAGCCAGAATCAAATTATTTGATAAAGTTTCAGAACTACCCATATAGTAAAACTGAGCCCTAGGTTGTTCTGGCAAATCAATAGACCCTGTTCCGTCTACACGAAAGTGAACTGAAGAGGAATCGACAAGGCTTCCATCATTTGAGTTAGAGTATTGCACACCAGTAACAACCTCAAATCCACCAGAACCTGTTTCTCCATGTCCAGTTGTTATCACTAATCCATTTTCTGTTGTTCCAGAAGCAATTTGTCCAGCACTACCTTCAAGTTGAAACGTGCCTTGAGTTAATAGACCATCTTGTGTAATACTAATGCGAGGACTTCCGTTGTCTTCACCACCAGCATTGTCTGTATCTGCTGCAAGGGTAAGCCTTACATGTCCTGTATTGGAAAGTGTAACGGTTTCTGTGGTTGTGTCAATATTACCAGTTCCAGTAATATCACTAGAATTCAAATCTAAGT